GAATTTGAAAAAATAGAAAATCATTATTTAGTTTCTATTCTAAATTATGAAGGTTTTTCAGTTGTTGAAGTTACAAAAGAACATTTACAAGAAATTAAAAATTGGATAATTGAAAATGAAAATTAATGAAATAAAGTTAAATAAAAGTAATCCAAGACTTTTTAAAGATTATAAGTTTGAGAAACTAAAAAAATCAATTTCAGAGTTCCCTAAGATGTTAGAATTACGACCTATGATAATAGACGACCAAAATATTGTCTTAGGTGGCAATATGAGACTTACAGCACTCAAAGACTTAGGTTACAAGGAAATACCAGATAACTGGGTTAAAAGAGCGTCAGAACTAACAGACGACGAAAAACAAAGGTTTGTCATTGCAGATAATGTAGGTTTTGGAGATTGGGATTGGGATATATTGGCTAATACTTTTGATAGTGAATTGCTTTTAGATTGGGGATTAGAAGTGCCGAGTTTTGAGGAAGTTAATTTAGACGATTTCTTTGAAGAAAATAACGAACAAGACAAAGAAAATAAAAATAAAATTATATTAGAATATACCGAAAATGATTATAATAAAGTAATTGAAGCATTTACTAAACATAGTGGAAGCAAAGAACAAATAATATATAAATTGTTAGGATTATGAAAATATATTTAGCGGGGGGGTGCACGGGTAATATTAATAATCTTTGGAACAATATGTGTAAAATTTATTTGTCGGGTTCTTATTCAAGACCTTTTGTTATTGAGGAAGCAATGAAATTGTATTTAGCAGGTATTCAAGGAAAAGCAAAAGAGTTTGTTTTAAATGAAACAAGTCCTTATATTTTAGAAAGTTATTTTTATATAAAAAATCAAAAAGAATGGATATTAAAAATGCGACCATTTTTTAAAGATTTTATTTTAGATAGTGGAGCATTTACATACTTAAACGGTGCAAAAGGCAATATTGATTGGGAGCAATATATAAATGAATATGCTAAATTTATTAACGAACACAAAGTAGAATATTTTATTGAATTAGATATTGACCCAGTTGTTGGATTAAAAGAAGTTGAGCGATTAAGAGAAAAATTGGAAAAATTAACAAATAAAAAATCTATACCCGTATGGCACAAAAGCAGAGGAATTGATTATTGGATTGAAATGTGTAAAAATTATGATTATGTAGCAATAGGAGGAATAGTAACAGGTGAAATAAAAGCAAATCAATACAATGTATTTAATAATCTGTTAAAGATAGCAAAAGAAAATAATTGTAAAGTCCACGGTTTGGGATTTACAAATTTAGAAGGATTAAAAAAATATAAATTTTATTCAGTTGATAGTACTGCGTGGCTTTATGGTAATAGGGGAGGTTTTTTGTATCAATTTGACGGAATAGATATGAAAAAAATAATAGTCAAAAATAAAAGATTAAAAGGTCGTTTAGGTGCAATACATAATTTTAATGAATGGTTAAAATTTTCTCAATATGCGGAGAATAATTTATGAAAGCTATAATTTTATTAAGTGGAGGACAGGATAGTACAACTTGTTTATATTGGGCAAAAAACAAATTTAAAGAAGTTTATGCTATTGGTTTTGATTACGGACAAATGCACGTTAAAGAATTAGAACAAGCAAAAAAGATTTCAAAAGACGCAAATGTAAATTACAAAATATTTGATGTTAAAAATTTATTAGCAAAGTCAAGTTTAACAGAAAATACAAATCATAATGAAAGCAGTTACATAAATAAAGAATTACCAGCGTCATTTACAGCAGGACGCAATATATTGTTTTTATCAATAGCAGGAAGTTATGCGAGTGAATTGGGAATAAATGATATTGTAACTGGAGTATGTCAAACAGATTTTTCAGGCTATCCTGATTGTAGAAAAACAAGTATAGACGCAATGCAAAATGTTTTATCTTTGGCTTATGGTAATGGAGATTTTAGAATACATACGCCATTAATGTATTTAACAAAAGCAGAAACTTGGAAACTTGCAAAAGAATTAAATTGTTTAAATGTGATTATAAATGATACTTTGACCGATTATAACGGCGATTTAACAATGAATGAATGGGGAATGGGTATAAATGATAACCCAGCAACTAAACTGCGTTTAAATGGTTTTTATGAAGCAAAAACAAAAGGATGGATATGATACAAACAATAACAAAAGAATTTCATTTTAGTGCAAGTCATCAATTATTTGGTTTGGAGGAAGGACACCCTTGTGGAAGATTGCACGGTCATAATTATATAGTAAAAATAGAATTAAAAGGAAACCCAAATAAAGTTGGTTTTATTCAAGATTATAATGATTTAAAAAGTATTAATAATTGGATAAATGAAACATTAGACCATAAGCACTTAAATGATATATTTGATTTTAATCCTACAGTTGAATTAATGACTATTTATATCTATGAAAAATTTAAAAAAGAATTTCCATTATTAACAGCGGTTGAGATGAGCGAAACACCTAAAACAAATTGTAGGTATAGTAATGAATAATACATTAAAAGTTAGTGAGTTGTTTTATTCAATTCAAGGTGAGGGCAAAACAATAGGGACACCATCAATATTTTTAAGATTAACAAATTGTAATTTATTATGTAAGTCTAAAAATTGGGTATGCGATACTATTAAGGTTTGGAAAAAAGGAAACGAAATTGAGATTAAAGAAATATTAAATTTAGATTATATTGATAAATTAAAAAATGGCGCTCACTTAGTTATTAGTGGAGGCGAGCCACTATTACAACAAAAACAAATAATCAATTTAATTAATTATCTTAAAATAGAAATAGCAAACTTATTTATTGAAATTGAAACTAACGGAACTATTGAGCCAGATTACGAATTAATTAATTTAGTTAATCAATGGAATTGTAGCCCTAAATTATCTAATACAAATATAGAATTAAAACAAAGATATAATGAAATTGCATTAAAAACGTTATTAAGTTTAAATACACAATTCAAATTTGTTGTTAATAATGAAAGTGATATTTTAGAAATATTAAAAGATTATTCATTTATTGATAAGTCAAAATTAGTATTAATGCCAGCAGGGGAAAATATTAAACAATTAGAAAAAATTAGATTAGAAGTAGTTAATCTTTGTTTAAAATATAATTTAAAATATACAGATAGATTACATATTGTTATTTGGAATAAAAAGACCGGAGTTTAAATTGAATGATAAAATAAATATAAGTTGGGAACAAATTTATCAAAGAGTAAATGAGTTAGATAAGTCAAAAAAATATTACGGCATTCCACGCGGTGGAAGCGTAATTGCAGGACTTACTTTGAATGCAGTTAATAATATAGACGAAGCAGATATTTTAATTGATGACTTAATTGATAGTGGAAAAACAAAACAAAAGTATAATGAATTATATCCAAACAAAGAGTTTATTGCTTTATTTGATAAGTCAAAAGAATATCAAAATAAATGGTTAATTTTTCCATACGAGGAATACGACACAAACAAAGATTTGGAAGATAATGTAATTAGAATTTTAGAATATTTTAATTATGATTTAAACAACGAAAGCATTAAAAATACACCTAAAAGATTTATCAAAATGTTAAAAGAAACTTTAACAAGCAAAGAGCCTGAAATAAGTATTTTTGATAGCAATGGTTATTCACAAATGATTACAGACAAAGGTATTAAATATTATACTTTTTGCGAACACCACATATTACCATTTTTTGGAGATGTTAAAATTTCATATATACCAAAAGATAAAATAATTGGTTTATCAAAGTTATCAAGAATAGTAGAATATTTTTCAAAAAGATTAAATACACAAGAATATTTAACTGAAAATATTGCAGATTATTTAATGGAAAAACTTAATCCTTTGGGAGTTGGAGTAGAAATTACTGGAAGACATTTATGTAAAGAAATGCGAGGAATTAAACAAAGTGGTATAATGGTAACAACAGCATTAAGGGGAATGTTTTATAATAACGATGTTAAACAAGAGTTTTTGAGTAAATAAATTATGATTGAAACAACAAAAACAACACATAAAAAAGAATTAATGATTGAAGCACTTAGAAAATCATTAGGAATAGTTACAACAGCGTGTTTAAACGTTGGTATTGAACGAAGCACACATTATGATTGGTTAAAGAATGATAGTGATTACAAGGCAAAAGTAGAAGCATTAGATGATGTAGTTTTAGACTTTGCAGAAAGTCAATTACATAAAAGAATAAATGAGGGCTCTGATACGGCTACAATATTCTTTTTAAAGACAAAAGGCAAAAAACGTGGTTACATTGAAAAACAAGAAATTACACAAACTAACTTAAATGTAGAAGTTGCAGAAGTTACTGAAGAAATGCAAAATGAATTATTGAACACATTAAAAAGAATGATTGAATAATGAATTTAAATGACAATGAATTACAAGAAATAAAGAAAAATGGTTTTATTACCAAGTTAAATAAAAATAATGAAAGATGTTTTTGCTTTACGGAGGAACATTTTAATAATGAAGTTATATTACCAATGAGACAAGCCCAATTAGAATTAAGTAATATGACAAATAACATTGTTAAAACAGTAATAGAATATCAAAGAATGGTGCAATAATGA